CCAGAAACTGCCGTCCCAGCGCCAGAAACGGCCGCGGTAACAGGCATAAACCGTCTCGTTGGAAAGTTTGAAACTGATGGTGTAGTCCGTCATACCCGCACCTCCGTGTCCTTGAGGCGGTCCAGCACCTCGGCCTGCACATCCTTGCTCATGGGCTGGATGTTGTTGCCCTTCCAGCCGTAGCAGAGGATAGGGCCGTAGATATGCTGGCCGCGATAGATACGGTTCAGGTCTCTGCCCATGATGCCGTACACCAGCACTGCCGGGGTGCGTGGCAGGACTTTCTGCTCACAGGGGCACCGCAGCAGTGCTTCGATGCCCTGCAGCGTGTCCGGCAGGGTGGTGACTACCGGCTCTTTGCCCGGTTCGATCAAAATTCCTTTCATTGTAAAACCTCCGATTTTGTGATATCATCGGGGTGATGAAGTCGTTCAAACTCATCATCCCTTGCAGCTCGTCGGTGTTGGCGCACCGGCGGGCTTTTTTCGTATAGTGCGTACCGGCGGCAGGCTGTCCACCTCGCTGCGGTCGATACGTTCCCGCGCAAATGTGTACTTGTAAGACAGATGGCTGCCGCTGAGCCCATGGCTGACGGCAGACGCAAAGCTGTTCGCGCTCTTGTAGCCCAGCCGCCTGGCACACATCTCGGACGTGCCGGATGCCAGCAGATCGCCGGTCTTTGCGTCCCAGACGGTGTACCACATGACGCGGGCAGGTTTTTCATTATGCGCCCTGTAATCCCTGCAATATTGGTTGTGGCGCTCTCTGCGGCAGGAAGCGCAAAAGCGCAGGTTGCCAGCAACATTTTCCATCACCTTGCCGCAGTCCAAACAAACGCGGGTAAAGTGCTTTCCTTTATTCATGGGTGGTGTCAGCCCGCCTTCCTTCCGCTCTTCACGGTGTTGCGGGGCTGCTGGTGAATCTTGCGGGGCCGCTTCTCACGCGCTTCGGCTGCAAAGCCCTGCAGCATGAAGAAGATTGCCAGCAGGATCAGCACCATAGCCGTAATGAACGCACCGTCCGAAATGGTGCCGCCGGTCTGACAGGTGCCCTCGAGGCCCATGCCGTACAGCAGGCCCACCACAAAGCAGGCCATTGCCAGCCAGTACCAAACGCCGGATTTGATCTTCATGCGGATTCTCCTTTCTCAACAGTAGGGAAGAACAGCTCCCCGATTTCATCCTGCCGGATGTCCAACAGTTCACAAATTGCTACGATCTCTTTACTTGTCCACGGCTGGTGCCCGTTCATCCGAGCGCTCATAGTGTACCGGCCAATGCCGCTATGTTCAGCGACTTCCTGATCGCGGTAGCCGCAGCTGTGGAACCGGCCCCGCAGCTTCCAGTACGGAATCTGCCGGAAGGTGCCGCGAATGGTTGATGTGTTCAACATTTTATTCCTCCTTCTTCTTGGCGGGCAGCCCATCCAGCAGGCTGTCCATCAGGGCGGCGTAGAACGGGTAGCCTTTGGAAACGATGGTCAGGTTGTCAATGGCGCTGGTGAGGAAGCTCTGGGAGCCGCGCACCACGTTCTCCATGGTGCGCACCGTGTCGCAATGCTGGCCGTAAATGGCCTTGAACTCGCCGCACAGGGCCTTGACCTGCATATACTTGGCCTTGCTGTCCTCGCGGTTCTTGCGGCACTCGTCCAGAAAAGCGGTGTTCTCGTCCAGCTTCTTCCGGGCTTCGATCACCCGGTCGATGGCGTTCTGGATGTTGGCATCCTGCACGGCCCGCTGCCCTTTGTGCTGCGCGGCCAGCTGCTTTTCCATTGCATTGAACGCGGAAATGTACTTCAGCTTCCACTGCACCGCCTCCTTGCCGGTAAAGCCCATGGCCAGCAGCGAAAAGCCGTCCCGGTTCATCAGGTACATGGGGTACTTCTGGTGGTTCTGAGGGTGGGTGTACTCGGATTTGAAGAACATCTGGGTCACAGCTGAATTTTCAGCGCTCTGGGTCACAGCGCAATTTTGCGCTGTGATATCTTTGGGGGTCTGCGCAATTTTGCGCACCCCCTCCAGAATGTCCTCGATTGCGCGAAGAACATCTCGGTGGTTCTTCCCGAAGCGCTTAGCGACTTCCCGGCTGGATGCCACCGGTTCGCCGTTCTGGGTGGATAAGATGATGTCGTTCATGGTGAAGATGTACCTCCTTGTGGGTGGCTCCCTTCTGCGGTAGAATAGAGGGGCAGAAGGGAGGTGATAAAATGCAAAATTTTTACGAGTTGAGCTCTGCAGCTCAGACGGCAGCATACCAGCTGTCAGAACTCAGCAATTATGTGTCCGAAGCAGCGAAAATGGCGGATTCTGTTCGCATGGTGAGCAACCAGATGAAATCGATTTACCAAACCGCAGAATGGAACAACATGGCGTACCGCTTGGCGAAAGATGCCAGATTATGTGTGCCAGAGTATCAACTATCCAATCTCGCCAAGAATCTGGCTGGTCAGGCCAGAGCAAATCTCAATTTCACCAATCAGATTTCGGCGCTCTACGGATCGGCAATGGAAAGTCCCGCTTTCCGGTTATCGACAGAAATGCTGAATTCCAATGTGCTAAATCTCACCACCGCACTCCGAACAAGCAACATTACAAATCTTTACTCAAATGCTGCGGCTTTTGCGGATCAGTTAGACTCGATATGGAGCGAAAGTACTTACAGCGAAAAAGAATCCGAAACCGTGCCGCTGGCAAGTACTCAAGCTGTTCTGGATGAAGTCGAACCACTTCTACCTACAGAGGCGGTTGAAACTATCAACGCCAAAATCGCCGAAGTAAAAACTCCGGATAATGCAATCCCCCAAAAAGACTGGGTTGGAATTATCAGCATCATCGTTACAATTCTTCTGTTTTTGGCAGGTCAGGCATTGTCCAGCGAACATGACAAAAAGGAAGAATCTTCATGGTCTGCAACGGCAGAATATCAACAGGAAATGCTCGAAATACAGCGAGAGGAAGCAGAAAGGTCAGAAAACTTCAGACAGCGCACGGAGGAGCATTTCAAAATCGTTGAGGATACGAATGAGCGAATCGCCGAGGCTTTGGAGATGCTCGCCAACCAGAGCGTTGAATTGGATGATCGAGGTCAAAGTGTCCTCGATTCGGATGATTCTCAAGATGATGCAGAGGATCAAGATTCCATACAGGCCGCTCAGCAGGAACAAGCCGATGCTGAGGATTGACCTGCTCCGTTTAAGCTCCTGAACTTCCTTTTCTATCTTCGCCCAGCGTTCCTCTTCCACAGGTCCGCTGGGCTTTTTGTTGTTGTCCATGTGGTTCACCTCCTTGTGGTTGGCTCCCTCCTGCGGTATACTTGGGCAGAAGGGAGGTGGAAATCATGAGTGATGGAAATAAAATTCGGCACAATCTGGCACTTGCTTATGCAAACAACAAATTGCAGATTGCGTTGCAGCGCGGTGAGCGTCCGCAGGGTCTTGACTTGAATGACCCTGCACAGGCAGCCTGCGTACTGGCTTCTTGGTACAGCGACTGTCTGGAGCAACTAATCAATCTTGAGGATAGTAAGATTTATAGTCCCTCCAGCATGGATTAAATAATCCGGTCATCGCGCTCAGTTTTTACGGATGCAGAAAGCAGACTAATGATTCGCTCTGCGTCCGAAAAACTGACATTTTCGCTCTTGAGCTGCTCGAACAGCTTGAGGGCGATTTTCTTTAAGCGCTCGGCGTGTTCGCGGCGCTCTTGGATTTCTTTCTGGATGTTGTTCTTCATCTTCTTCACCTCCCTTGAAATGTAACCTGTCAAGTTACTTAATGGCCAAAAAATACGGCCTGCGGATTGTCGATACTCAAAAGTTCCACAATCTTTGAGGCTTCATCTGTACCAAAAACACGTTTCTTGAGCTTGCGTGTTAAGGTTTGCTCAGAAATTCCAAGTTCCTGAGCCAACATTTTTTGAGTGTAGCCTGCTTTGACCATGTACGACTTGAGCAAATTGACGTTTACCACACTTTTCACCTCCAAACGGCCCCTGTGTAACTTATGAGGTCACAAGTATAATAGCATCATATTTGTAACCTGTCAAGTTATTTTTGATAATTGAATTAAAAATATTGTAAACTGGTGGTTTATCTGCTATACTATAGACATCAAAGGAGGTGCTCACGGTGACTGTAGGCGATCGCATTCGACAGGTACGTCAAGAGCAAGATGTAACCCAACAGGAGCTTGCCGATTACATCGGCGTATCAAAGCAGGCTGTATATAAGTATGAAAATAATATTGTAACCAATATACCGACAGACAAGGTTGACGCTATTGCCAAACGGCTGAAAGTATCCCCCGCCTACCTGATGGGCTGGGAAGAACAGCCGGAGCCCAAGAAGCCTACCATCCCCCCGGGCTTTGAGCCGATGCCAAAGATGAAGAAGATCCCGCTGATCGGCAGCATTGCCTGTGGGGAACCCATCACGGCAGAGCAGAACATTGAAAAAATGGTGGACGTGCCGGAGAACATCCGGTGCGATTTTTCCCTGACCTGCCACGGTGACAGCATGGTGGATGCCGGCATTCACGATAAAGACGTGGTGTATATCCGCATCCAGCCGGAGGTTGAGAACGGAGAAATCGCCGCAGTGCGCATTGATGGTGAAGCTACCCTCAAGCGGGTATATTACAACCCCGGCACGCTGACCCTGATGCCCGCAAACCCGGCTTATGCGCCCATGATCTACACCGGCCCCCAGCTGGAAGAGGTGCACATTGAGGGCAAGGCCGTAGGCTGGACGCACTGGGTAGGGTGAAAAGCGATATTTCACTAAAATTTGCGAAAAATAACCAATAATTGATTATTTTGCAAAATGAGTTGACAAAATCAACAAAAACGCATATAATAGGGGTGCATCTTTACAGGATGCCGTCAGAAACATGATGTTTCAAAATGCTTAACAGACCCCTGGTAGTAAGCCCCCCGCCGATATGGGGAAGGCTGAATCCTGGGGTCTTATTTTTTACCAAAGGAAGTGTAACACAAATGGCAAAGACAGCAATTCTGGTTGATGGCGGCTTTTACCGCAAACGTGCAGCCCACTTGTGGGGCAAAAAGACCGCCGAGGAACGTGCGAAGGAACTGAATGCTTACTGTATGGCTCACCTTCACGATAAGGACGGCAACGAGGAGCGTCAGCTGTACCGCATTTTCTATTACGATTGTGAGCCAGTAGGCCGCCGCAGCGTGTACCACCCGCTGACAAAGAAGAATGTGGATTTGGACAAATCTGATACTTATACATGGACGCAGACCTTTTTGGAAGAATTGCGGAAGCGCAGAAAATTTGCACTCCGCCTTGGTACATTGTCCAACCAAATAGCCTACAATCTGCGCCCGGATGTGACCCGCAAGCTTCTTGCTGGCACAAAGCAGCTGGAAGAGCTGACCGAGGACGATTTCGTTTTTGTGGCTCAGCAAAAGGGCGTGGACATGCGTGTTGGTGTTGATATTGCGTCACTCGCGTATAAGAAGCAGGTTGATCAGATCATTCTGATTGCCGGTGACAGTGATTTTGTCCCCGCTGCCAAGCTTGCCCGACGGGAGGGCGTGGACTTTATCCTTGACCCGATGTGGGCTGATATCAAGCCTGATCTGTTTGAGCATATTGACGGCCTGAAGAGCCAGTGGCGTAAGCGCAGCGAAAAAGCTGAAGCGAAGAAGTAAGGCCAAACAATGTGCAAATTTTGCACATTGCTTCCAGCCGTTGCAAAATCTGCAACAGCTCAATAAAAACAAAAAACGCCCCGGTGCTACCAACACCGAGAGCGTTTGCAGAGTGGCTTGCCCCAGAGGGTACAATCCAACATGAACACTTGTATTGTACCACCTCCGGGCAGGCTTGTCAAAGTGTACCCTTGTGTATGGAGGTGGATTTTATGAAAAAGAGAACCAACACGGCATTTTGGGTCGAGAAGGAAAGCCGCTGGTGCATCGCGGTGCAGAAGAACGGTACCCGCAAGCGCTTTTACAGCAGCACGCCGGGCCGAACAGGACAACGGGAAGCAAACGCAAAAGCGGACGCATGGCTGGATGACAGTATCCGGGACGGCAGGAAGAAGGTAGCCACCCTCTATGCCGAGTGGGTGGAAGAGCTGAAGCTCACCTGCGGTACATCCTATGTGATCCAGTGTAATAAATACGGCGAATACTACATTCTCCCGGTGTGTGGGAACATCCGTATCGACGAGCTGACCGAGGGCGATCTTCAAAAGGCAATTGACATGTCTTTCAAAAAGCGCTGCCTCAAAAAAGGGGGGAAGCGCACGAGTGACAAACCTCTGAGCCGCAAAACCCTTATGACGATCCGCTCAACAGAGATCAGCTTTGTGAAATGGTGCCGCCGGAACAAGTACAGCGCCCTGTTTCCTGAGCTGTCGATCCCGAAGAATGCCCGGATGGGGAAGAAGAATATTTTACAGCCATCTGCATTGAAAATCCTGTTTGACGTAGATAGCCGCCTTTACTATGGAAAGCGCGTCTTTGACGAATATATTTATGCCTATCGTTTTGCGGTGGCTACAGGTGTACGCCCGGGGGAGCTTGTGGGGCTCTGGTACGGCGACATTAAAGGGAACACCGTCAATCTGCGCCGCAGCATCAACCGGATGGATGAAGAAACCACCGGAAAGAATGAAAACGCTATTCGTTCGTTCGATATGGGAAAGGAAGCCCGCGAGGCATACGAAGCGCAGACAGCCTTACTGAAGGCTTCCGGGATCCCGCTGAACTATACCACCTCTTTGTTCCAGATCCAGAACCAGAGGGCTTTATTCAAGCGCTGGAAGAAGTACCAGCGTGACAATGGCATTGAGCCTCAGGTCACGCTGTATGAGATGCGGCACACTTTCGTCAGCATTGAATCCGGCGTATTGACCGACAGCCAGCTGAAGATGCTGGTCGGTCACAGCAAGAACATGGATACTGCCGGAGTGTATCGGCACGAGCTTGATGGTCAGAGGGAAGATCTTGCTGCCGCTACCACCGCGGCATTCAAAAAGGCACAGGCCTGA